TATTTTCCAAGGTTTTGTGAATGAATCACCATTGCAAGAAGACACCACACCAGAAAATCCAATTAGACGTTTCATTATTGGACCACAGATTTTCAACATCATCAGAGGTGCATTGTTAGATCCAGAAATGGAAAACTTGCCAACTGATTATGATGCGGGTGTAGACTTTAGAATCAACAAATCTTCTAAAGGTGGTTACGCAGATTACTCAACTTCTAAATGGAGTAGAAAAGAATCGGCAATTACAGCAGAGCAAAAACAAGCAATCGACACACACGGTTTGCACAACTTGGGTGATTTCCTTCCAAAGAAACCATCGGAAGTTGAACAGAAAGTGATGAAGGAAATGTTTGAAGCATCAGTAGATGGACAACCATATGATCCAGACAAGTGGAGTCAATACTTTAGACCCGCTGGCATGGCTCAGAGAACGGGTGATCCAGTGAATGCAACAGTGGCGCCAAAGCCAGCACCAGCAATGGAGGCGACAGCGGCACCAGTTACACCGCAGACTACTCCTGCTCCGGCACCAACGCCAGAACCAGTAGCGACAACTACACCAGAACCAGCACCAGTAACAACGCCTGCGGCGACAGACAACAAAGCAGAAGAGATACTGGCAATGATTCGTGCTAGACAAAAATAAGGAAAGGTGATATATGGTTAAACCATTTGACATATCTAAATTTAGAAAAGATATCACCAAATCAATAGATGGTCTTGGGATCGGTTTCAACGATCCCACAGACTGGATTTCAACAGGCAACTATGCGTTGAACTATTTGATATCAGGTGATTTTTACAAAGGTATCCCACTTGGCAAAGTGACGGTACTTGCAGGTGAATCAGGATCCGGCAAATCATTTATAGCATCAGGCAATGTAGTAAGACATGCTCAAGAGCAAGGAATATTTGTTGTATTGATTGATTCAGAGAACGCACTGGACGAAAAGTGGTTACAAGCACTTAACGTAGACACATCTCCAGATAAACTTTTAAGATTAAGTTTAAGCATGATCGACGATGTTGCTAAAACAATATCAACATTCATGAAACAGTACAAAGCAGATTACTCAGATGAAACAGCAGACAAACCTAAAGTGTTGTTTGTAATGGATTCTTTGGGTATGTTGCTGACACCAACTGATGTTGATCAGTTTGACAAAGGTGACATGAAAGGTGACTTAGGTAGAAAACCCAAAGCACTGACATCTTTGGTTAGAAATACTGTTAACATGATTGGTGCACACAATATTGGCATGTTAGCAACCAACCACACTTATGCATCACAAGACATGTTTGACCCAGATGATAAGATATCAGGTGGACAAGGTTTTATCTATGCATCATCTATAGTAGTTGCAATGAAGAAGTTGAAACTGAAAGAAGATGAAGATGGTAACAAGATATCAGAAGTACGTGGTATCAGAGCGGCATGTAAGGTAATGAAGACTAGATACGCAAAACCATTCGAAGGTGTTCAAATCAAAATACCATACGAAACGGGTATGAATCCATACAGCGGACTTGTTGACTTATTTGAAAAGAAAGGCCTGTTGACAAAACAAGGTAATCGTTTAAAATATGTTGATAAGGATGGAAAAGAACATTTGGATTATCGTAAACAATGGACAGGACCTAAACTCGAAATGATAATGAATGAAATCAGCAATATTTCACCAGTCGAAAATATCGAAGATGAGGTAAGTACTGTCGACGAGGCTGAAGGAGAATAAATTGGACACAGTTGAAGCAACAGTTTTTGCAGAACTTTGGGATATTTTCGAAAAGAAGATTCCTAAGGACAAACCAGAAGTGGCCGTCAGATTCGTCAACTTTCTCATCGAACAAGGAGTGGAAGAGCAAACACTCAAAGACATCCAAGAAGAAGTGGGTGATGACCCATTATCAACTGCCATTGACGAAGTACTAGAAGAATACGTCGATGGTGATGAAGATGAGCCGGACGATGATTGGTAAAAATTGGTTTTCAGACATAGTCAAATCTATTGCTAACATTCCAGCCGCAATAAATCATTACGAAACAGAACTTGAAAATGCCAGGCGTGAAGTTGCCCTTTATGGCAGACTTGAAAAAGCGGCCTCTACATTGCCTGGCATAGTCGAACAACGTTTTGGACAACTGCAAGAAATAGAAGCAGTTTTAAATCATTTGAACAGAGAACTACGCAGATTGCGTACCAAACACTACAAAATATATTTAGAAAATTATCAACGAGCATTGTCTTCCAGAGACGTAGAAAAATACGTGGACGGTGAAGATGAGGTTTGTGACTTTGAGGCAATAGTAAATGAATGGGCATTGCTACGCAACAAATGGTTGGGCATCCTTAAGGGACTTGATCAAAAACAATGGCAAATAACTAACATCACAAAACTGCGAGTAGCAGGCATGGAGGACGCAGACGTAAAATGACCGAGAAATACATAATCACACACGAAGATCAAATGCAACTACAGAGTGACATCATACGTCAAATGACAAGAGATGGTTTTTTACCCGACGTGATCATAGGAGTCAGTCGAGGCGGACTACCGATCGGGGTGATGTACAGCCACTACTACGACACACCATTCATACCTTTCAAAGGATCATTGCGTGATCATCCAAACTGGGAATCAGATTGGAAGTTGCCATCCCATTGGAAGATCAGAAACGGCAAAAAAAGAATATTAATCACAGACGATATCTGTGACGAAGGTGACACATTCGCAAAGATAGTTGAAGACATCAGCAAGGCCTACCCTGATGCAATCATAAAAACATGTGCATTAGTGCAAAACAAGAACAAAGTGTTTACAGTAGACTATCATGGTGTTACAATAGATAAAGCAGTCAAACCACTTTGGGTAGTATTCCCATGTGAGAATTGGTGGATGTAGCCCCGATGGCTCAGTTGGTAGAGCAGTTGATTTGTAATCATCAGGTCGGGAGTTCGAATCTCTCTCGGGGCACCAGTAATAAGGAGAAAGTAAAATGAAAGAAGGCATCAAAGTACCAGTAGTAAATTTTAGAGTCAGGGTACAAAACGAAGAAGGAGAATATGGTTGGGCAGACATGCACACGGACGACATATTCAAAGGTAAAAAAGTGGCTGTGTTTTCACTTCCAGGAGCATTCACACCTACTTGTTCAGAATATCAGTTGCCAGCATACGAAGGCGCACATGAAGAAATAACAAAATACGTAGATGATGTTTATTGTATTTCTGTGAATGACTCTTTTGTGATGAATGCATGGCGTGACTACATGGACGTAGAAAAGGTTAAAATGATTCCGGACGGAGCAGGCAACTTTACGAGAGCAATGGGTATGTTGGTCAACAAACCTAAGCAAAATTTTGGCATGAGATCATGGAGATATTCTATGATAGTTGACGATGGTGTGGTAACACACTTCAACGAAGAGCCAGGACGTAATGATTTCAGTGACGACAGTGATCCATACGAAGTATCTGATCCAGACACCATGTTGAAACAACTGGGTGCAAAAACTTTCATGCAGGATATCACCAGCAATAACTAAAATGCAATGAGAATATATGTAGGATACGACACTAGAGAAAAATTAGCATATGATGTATGCAAATATAGTATCCACAAACACAATCCAGACATTGAAGTATTGCCACTCAAATTACAAACCATGCGTGAGTTGGGTATCTACACCAGAGACGTAGACGCCAAAGCATCAACAGAGTTTACATTTTCAAGATTCTTTGTGCCATATCTAATGGATTACAAAGGCTGGGCAATGTTTGTTGACTGTGACTTCTTGTTCATGTCGGACCCTCGGGAGGTATTTGATCTTGCAAACAAAGATTATGCGGTGCAAGTTGTCAAACACGATTACAAACCAAAGAACACAACCAAGATGGACGGCAAAAAGCAGGAGATTTATCCTCGCAAAAATTGGTCATCTTGTGTGTTGTGGAACTGCGGACATCCAATGAACATGAGATTGAGTTTACAAAACTTGAACACAGAAAGTGGCATGTGGCATCACAGGTTCATGTGGTTGGAAGATTCAGAGATTGGAGAAATACCACATCATTGGAACTATCTCACTGATTGGTACACAGAACCAGACGATGGCAAACCGAAAGCATTGCACTACACAGAAGGCGGACCATGGTTCGAACACATGAAAGATTGTGAATATGCCAAGGAATGGACCGACACCAGAGACGAAATGTTCCGCAAGGTAGGCATAGCATGAACCTAAATGTACTGCAAAAAGGCGCCACTGTACACACAGATCCATACCCACACATCATAATAGAAGACGCCCTACCATGGGACGTGTATGAAGAACTAGAACGCACATTCCCAGAAAACGCCGTTTTAAGCACCGAACCATTTGATGGGGGTATATGTTACAGGTGGAAGGCAGATAAACTGCTACAAGAGGCGTTTAAACCGGAAATATGGCGTGATTTTTGTGCTTTTCACACTAGTGCGGAGTATGTAAACCAGTGTTTCAAACTGTTTGAACCACACTTGCCAGAACAATTAAAACGTGACTTTACCACAGAAGAAGTATGTGCAAGAGGATGGACAGAACCCAAACACAACATACACACAGACTGTCAATTAGTGATGCACAAACCAATCACAGAACGTACATCACGCACACCACACCTTGACAATCCAATTGAAATATATGCTGGATTGTTGTATATGCCACACCCAGATGACACAGGCACAGGTGGGGAATTCCAAGTTCATGCATCACAGGGTAAAGTACAACAAGTGAACAAAACATTAGGCAGACAAGTGCCAGAATCAAATGACGGTGGAGTTGTTAAGACTGTACCATACAAAAGGAATACTTTTGCTATGTTCCTAAACACACAAGATGCTATACATTCAGTGTCATTGCGTGAACGACCAACACAGTACAGACGCAGTGTGAATATCATAGGCGAGTTTAAAGATAGAGGCTATGGTCGTATGTGGCGTGTGAACGAAATTAAAAACTAATTCCAACTTTTAAATATTACTTTTTTCTCAGGTATTACACTGAGGCCAGTAACTTCTGGCAATATGCTATTTTTTAATCCCCACTCGAAAGACACAATCACATCTTGTTGTTCTATGGGAGTCTCACCTGTTGGGTTTTCTCGAGTTTGTGGATATGTCGGCAGTATGTAAGTCCTGTTGCCAGTCTCTGGATCTAGGCACAAAGCAAACACCCAGTCCTTGCCCGGATTATCCATCATTGCCTGCCATATGAACTGACTGTCATCTGCATAATTGGTACATTGTCCTACATCATCGAAATTGAACCAGGTCCTTTCCAACTCGAAAGTTTCACGTATTGGTTCGCCGATATTGAAAAGTATCAACCATAGATAGATGCCTGCGTTAGTGAGTGTCATTATTTGTGTTGCTCCAATATTTCTTTTGCGAAACCATTTGCAATCTCATATGGAGTGAATTGATTGTAGGCCAAACTGTACAGTATTGGCTCTCTCGATGGTCGAACTGGTTCTTCTATCTTGGCAAGGTCTTGTAATCCTAATTGTCTTATCGCCGAATGTGGTGAAGTGAAAACAGGTATGCCCATGCAAACTGCATCGATGGCACACATGCTGATGGATGTCACCACTGCCCATGCACCTTTGGCGTCTTCTTCGAAAGTTTTAAGGCCTCCTAGTTCAACTGCACGAGGTCCACTGGTGCCTTTGGCACGAGGTTTTTCACGCACAACTATCTTCCTATCTGTGTGTTGTTGTAATTTTGCAACTGTGTCTTGAACCCAATCTGTGTGTCCATACCAACGATTCATTGTTGGTGAACTGTTACACACAAGAATATGTCCACCATCATTCTTCCATGGTTCGATAGTTTTATCAAAGAGTTCAAATCTTTCCGATGATCTGTGATAGTGTGTGCTTGGATGAAGTTCGTTCTTTGTTATGCGCCAATAATGTGTGGCATTGTTGTCACCGTTCCATCTACCAAAATATGGCATGTCAGCAAAATAATAATCTTTCTGTCTGCGTTCTAAATCTTTCATTAGAGAGAAGTTTTCTCCTACAAATCCCCAGAACATTGCTGGACCATCACCTCTTGCATAATTGGTTATATCTATTGTGTCTGGCCAACCCTTGCGGGCCGCGTCTAACACTAGATAGGCTTTGCTTTGTTTATTCGGTGGACAGTATAATTGCAGTGGCATACAAATAATTATTATAAATTACTGTAACCAAAGTATTTGCTTGGCGCTGTCGCTGTTTGATCGTCAAACTTATACCCAAAGTGTTTGATTTCTTTTGCACAAAGTTGCTCAACCAACTCCCATTCGTTGTTCTTATAAGCATGGCTGTAATGAGAAAAAGGTTTTTTGCTGTCTTTAAATCTTATCCTGTTAATCTTGCCCATGTCTATGTCCAAAGAAAATCTTTCGTCTAGGTCTTCCCACATGCTTTCCCATTCATGATATTGATATACTTTATCGACATTTATATTATCATGCTCCGGAGTGTCAGTGTAACGCCACCAACAACTAAGATGGTTGCGTTCTTCCTTTGCCTCAAGCAGTGAAGTGAGGTGGTCTTTTAAATTTACTTCAGTGGGACTCTGGTGTTTGTGGAACCTCTTGGTCCACGTGTGCCACCACCAATGACTGATGGCCTTGTCATAACTGTTTCTTTCTATGGTGAAAACAAAATAATCTTTAGGTCTTTCCCTTTGGAACCATTTCTTGTAAATGAATGACGAAGGAACATGTGAATATCCTCCCAACTCATTTGGATAATGAAAGTGAATCCAATTTCGTTTTTGGGTATAACGGATCTTTCTATCGTTGACATCATGATATGCTGATCCACTGGCAATGTCATGGTCTGCCAAATAATTTCCCAGTAAGTTTTCAATGGTGCTACCACCCGTCTTTGCTGTTTTGATGAATATGAATTTGTGCTTATGCGAAATTATCATCAGTTGCCTTGTGTTCCTTTTGCCACCTTTGATATTATTTCTTGTTTGGTTGTCTCATCTAACTTTTGTAAAAATTCTTTCTTGTGTATGTTTTGCCAGTATGCTTCTGTTCTCTGTTTTCTTAGATCTGACTTTGCACTGCTACCTTGAATTTTACGTTTGCCTTTCATGTGATCGATGTATTGTCCAAGGTCACTGTTGACGAAGATGTGTTGTCCGTCGTGTCCTGATCCAACACCAATGTCATGCCCATCGTTGGGTGCTACCCTTTGCAGTATTTGCCAATACAAGTAAGAGTCATGCCATTCAAGTTCTTTGAATATTGTGTCTTTGGTGTACAAGTCAGTCCATGCATTTATAAAATCCATCAACTTTGGATGCTTCTTGTTGTAACCTACCCAACCACATTCCGGGTACATGCCACCTCTGCCGAGGTAACAAGTCATCTTGTCTTCTGGCAGTGTGCTTCTCACGAAAGTTTCCGGCACATCTGCGAATGTGTAAGTGTCAGCGTCAAGCCACAACACCATATCAACATCTATTGTTTTCAGTGCATGATCGACACAAAACGTTTTGTGTGAAAATCTCACACTGTCCCAAAGGAAAGATCCTTTGCCTTTGTCATTCTTGCCTGCTTGAGGCAATCTTCTCACACCACCTGGTATCTCATTGGTTTCTCCGTTGGCCACAGGATCATTTTTGTATTTGGTTTTGAAAGCGACAAGGTCAGGTGATGCTTGGTGCAAGTCAACATACTTGACCCTATCGCCCTTATCGGGAGGGCACGATCCTTCGTAATATACATGGAGGATAATATTACGAGGCCAGTGGGCGACAAAACTATCGATCATTCTCTCGCCATAAACTTTGTAACTTTTTTCAGGAAACGTTGTTATTACTGCTATAGTCATAATATAATTTTACTGTCTACTGCCAAAAATTGCAACAATCAAACCACTCTCCACTGTCGTTTTCATGTGAGTTGTATTGGCAGTGTACGAGGTATTTAAGCCACAACATCCTATTGCCTTCGTAAATTGACCAACAAGAATTATCACTGGCCTCAACATCTATACCATCTACTATTGCACTCACTAGACTGTTTGAATTGTATGTCACAACTTTTTTGGTTTGTGCTAGAACGTCAGACATAGGGCCACCTGAGTTGTCAGTTGGCTTGTCTATCTTGTCCATGTAACCTTTTGGTGTGATCTGCATCGATGGATTGTATGGTTTTTCACGCACCACACATTTCTCACCAGCATATTTCTCTAACATCTGTTCTGTCCAGTCATCACATTTGAAAAAAGTTTTGATTGCATTAGTGGGTGGCAGTATCAAAACAGTGTCACCATGTGTTCTGATTGGTTGCAATTCTATATCAAAATACTTTTCTAATCTGTCACTGGCATCTACTTGCGTTTTGTTCATGCCCCAATGTCTGATCTGGTGGTCATTTTTTATTATTCTATACCATGTGACTTGTTCTTTGCCCACTGCTTTGTTGCGTTTGTTGATCCGGTCATGGCCACTGTCAATGTAGGCATGGTCAACATAGTAAAATGTTTTGCCTTTAGATTGTGCCTCACGGTACATCAAGTCCGAGCCACGTAGGATACCCCATATCACGGCATGATCAGGAATGCCATCCTTGACATATTTTTCGTATGGCCAAGGTTCCTTGCCAAATGCTTTGGCCATGTTTGTGAATGCTGTGGTTACTGCTTTGCGTTTGCTACGGTCTACATCGGGTAATAAAAACTCAGGTGTGGGCATTGTAATATATAGTAGCATATAATGAACATTCATGTAGAAATATTTCAACGCACAGTAAAAGATCGCAAGAGTGGTATTTCCTACGACCTATTACACAGTTGGAAACAAGGCATCGAGTCACAGGGTGACAAGGCAACTGTGGTGACTCAAGCAGTGAATCCACAAATAGTCGACGGTGAAATGGACGCCACTACACCAGTCAGTGTGATATTCGGTTATGGTGGAGACACTCAAACTGGTCACACCAAAGGCAGACGTAGATTGGTAAGAAAATTTCAAGAACGCATGGGCGGAGTCACAATTAATTTCGACGGTGGTGTGTTCAATGCATTCGGAAACATAGGACACAGGGACAATGCACACTTCAGATGTGGCATCAACTCACCAATGCGTAATGGAGACTTCAACAATGAAAATTGTCCTGCAGATAGATTCGAAAAGATAAAAAAAGTTTTCAACATCGACGTGAAACCATGGCGCACAGATGGCAAACATATTTTAATTTGCACTCAGCCAAAAGACAACTGGAGCATGGACGGCATGGATCCTGTTGAGTGGGCAAGTAGAGTAATCACTGAAATAAGAAAACACACAGACAGAGAAATAAAAATAAGACCACATCCAAATCACATGAACATTGTGCCACAGATACAAGCAAAGCACAAAGACATTTGGGTAAGATCGAAAATGGCAGGCAACGAAGTACCTGGCAAGTCAACACAAAAAGACAACTACAAAATGAGTTTCCAAGAAGATTTAGACAATGCATGGGCAATGGTCACACACAATTCAACTGCTGGTGTTGATGCCGCAGTGTATGGCGTGCCTGTGTACAACACAGAC